CCGCCGATCCCGGTTTCGACCCCGTCGCACGGCGCGACGAAGAACGCGCAGAGGCCGAGCGTGCGCTGCGGCAGCTGGGAATACCGACCCCGACCAACAACCCGCCGAGCCGGGATGAGGAGTGACCCATGAACACAATCATCCGCAACATCGCCCGCATCCGCTTTTGGCTCTACGCCATCGCGTTCGCGACCTGGATCATCACGATGGCGACAATCGCGGCCGGAACGGTCGCGCTGAATCGCGTTGGTGTTGCGCATTCTTCGCGGGTGGCCAAGTGACTGAATTCGAGATCCCCGTGCGCACGGTAAGCGAAAACAACAGGCGCGAGCATTGGGCGCCAAAGGCGGAGCGCGCCAGCCTTCACCGCGGCACGGCGCGGCTCTTGGTGCGCAGCTACTGCGCCGATGTCGGCCTTCCTGTTGTCGTGCAGATGGCGAGAGTCGCACCGCGCGAGCTTGACGACGACAACCTGCGCGGCGCGCTCAAAGCGATACGCGACGGCAACGCGGACGCTTTCGGCGTCAAGGACAACGACCCGCGCATCGAGTGGCGCTATGCGCAGGAGCGCGGCAAGCGAAAGTCCTATGCGGTGCGCGTAACCATCACGCCGAAGGCTGCCACATGACCGAAACCGACCTTTTCGGCGCCTACGTTCGCCGCCGACTTGATCGCTGGGGTGATGTGTTTGCGCTGCACCGCGATTGCGAATGCTTGGGCCACGTTTCGCGGAGCATGCTGCAGGTGCTGATCGATCATCGCGGCGAAATGCCGGCGCGACCAACGGGATTCAAGCCGCTGGAGGTCGACGCCGAAGCGATGCAGATCGAGACCTACGTGCACGACATGGCGACCACTGGGCAGCGCGCAACCGCGTGCGTACTGCGCGCCTATTTCTGCGGGCTCGGCCGGCGCAAGGTCGAGAGGTGGGAGACCGCAAACCTCTTGCTGACGCACTGCGGGCTGCGCGCTGTCGGACAGCGCGCGTACCTGGCGCAGGTCGATGTCGGGGTCGCGGTCGTCCGCGGGCGACTGATGGAGGTTGCGCGGGCCGCTTGACAGGTGCGCACCCGCATGCTTTGATTTTCGGCACGCTGCCATCCCTGCCACCTCACGAAAGCCCGCCCTCACCGGCGGGCTTTTTCGTTTTCGCCCCCTGCCGGCTCCCCACCGGCACCGAAGCCCCGGCCGTTTCCCCGGCGGTCGGGGCTTCGTCTTTTTCGAGCCCATGCATGGAACTCTCCGCCCGATCCCGCCAGCGCCTGACCGGCGTACACCAGGACTTGGTGCGCGTCGTGTTGCGCGCCGCCGAGTTGACCGAGGTCGAGTTCATCGTGACCGAGGGTGTGCGCACCCAGGCCCGACAGAAAAAACTCGTCGCCGCCGGCGCGTCGAAAACCATGCGATCGCGCCACCTGACCGGCCATGCCGTCGATCTTGCGGCGGTTGTCGGCGGGCAAGTGCGCTGGGACTGGCCGCTGTACCACAAGCTCGCGGGCGCAATGAAGCGCGCCGCGGCCGAGCTTGGCGTGCCGCTGGAGTGGGGCGGCGATTGGCGGACGTTCAAGGACGGGCCGCATTTTCAGCTGCCGTGGGGCGCGTATCCGTGAGCGAGTTTCAGCCCGTCTTGAACACCCTGATCGGCGCATCCGTCACCGGGCTTGTGCTTTGGGTGTGGGCTCTCTGGAAGGCGCACAACGATCTGCGCCTGAAGCTGGCCGAGGAGTACACGAAGGACAAGGCGATGCGCGAGGCTGTCGCCGCCGCGGTCGCGCCGGTGCAGGCTGCGATCAGCGAGCAGGCGAAGGCGCTGGCGCACCAGGGGCGGCTGATCGAGAAGATCGCCGACCGCATGCACATTCCGGCCAGCTCGCAAGATGACTGACGCGGACGCCATCCTCGCCGCGTCGCGGGCATCGATCGATGCCTCTGCGCGCTTGCATGAGGCGGCTGATCGACTGGCCCGCGCGCTCGAAGCGGGCGGTCAGCATCCGGGCGCCGGCAATACTGCGACCGTGACGCTCGCGATGGGCGGCGGTGGCGTCGGCCTGTGGGTCGCTGCCACGGCCGCGCTGCTTGCGCTCGTCGTCACCCACATGCAGGGCCAGCGCGTGACCGATGCCCTGATCGCGCAGCAGGCGCTGCGGCAAGAGGTGGCGACCGCGATCGCCGCCGAACGCAACAGCCGAGAGCGGTTCGAAACCTGGGCAGCTCAGGAGTCGAACACCCTTCGCACCTTCGCACGCACCGGCGTTCTGGCGCCGATGAAGCCGCGCCCAGCCAGCACCGAGGATCCCGCCAAGTGAGCAGCGAAGAAGAAGAAACCCTCCCCCCCGTGCCTCCGCCTCCGCCGCGGAAGATCCTCGGCGTGCCGCTGGTGCCGGATGTCCGCAACTGGCGCCGCTGGTGGTCGATGCGGCTCATCATCGCCGGCGCCTGGTTCTCGGGCGTGAGCGCGGCCTACCTGATCCTGCCGCCGCAGTGGCTTCCGACAGTGCCCGATTGGTTCATCCAGATCCACGCGCTGGGCGCGCTGCTCTGCGGCGGCGCTGCAGGCGTGGCCCGCGTGATTCAGCAGGCCCCGAAGCCGTGACCCTGGTCGCAGGCTGGGCGCTGGTCAAGGCCGGCGCCGGGCGGCTGTTCGAACTGCTGCGGGCTATCCCTGCGGAGTGGTGGACGATTGCGCTGATCGCCATTCTCACTTGGCTGTGGACGGATCGCCGTTGCGATTTACGCGTCGAGGCCGAGCGCGCCCGCTGGATCGCCGTGCAGGCCAAGGCTGACGCCAAGGCCAAGGCGGAGGCCGAGCGCCGCGACCGTGTCGCGCAGGCGGTCAACGCCGACGCTTCGAAGGCCGCCGCCGCGGCCGTCACCGATACCCGAGTCGCCGCGGCATCCGCGGTCGAGAGGATTCGCTATGTCACCCGATCTATGCCGATACCTTCTGGTTGCCCTCATGCTTTGCCTGCCAGCGTGCAAAGCGAGCTTGCCCGTGCGACCGAGCGCACCGCCGCCGCCGGAAATCCGCTGCGAGCAGGGCGCGACGATCGACCCGACGCCGCCGCCGGAGGACTGGCTGCGGGATGGGCCGGCCTGGGTGCTGTCGATACTGGCCGGCTGGGAAGAGGAGCGGCGATTGCGGGCGGCAGAGCATGCCTGTTTGCGCCGGCATCGTGACGAGGGCCTGATCCGATGAGCATTGCCGCGAGACTCAAAACCATCGAGGCGACGATCGAAGCATTGCGCCTGCGCATCGCCGACATCGAGGCGGCGTTGCTCGATGAGTCCGAGGACGGCGGCGGCCAGCCCGAGGTCGACCTCGACGGCAACGCCGCCGGACGCGACCGCGAGCCGGCCCCGCTCTGATGCCAAGGTCTGCGCCACGGCTGCGTCATGCGCCCATCGCGCCCGCGCACCGCGTTCAGGAGCCCCCGCCGAATTACGGCAAGGGGCGAGGCGGCAGGCCTTGGCGCAGGCTGCGCGATGCGATCCTTGAGCGCGACGGCAGGCTGTGCCAGTGCGAGGACTGCAAGGCTACCGGCGCGATGTTGCTGGCGACCGAGGTCGATCACATCATTCCGAGGTCGCGCGGCGGCACCGATGACCCCGGCAACCTGCGCGCCATCAACGCGCGATGCCATGCGCTCAAGACGCAGCGCGAGGCCGCGGACGCACGCAGGCGCGGATCTCTCCAGCGTTCCAAATATGAAACGATATAACCCCGGGGGTGGCGGAAAAGTGGCTATCTTCGGGGGTGGACACCCGCCGCCCCATCTTTTTTTCACACGGTCAGTTCCCAAGTCCTGATTTTCGACTCAGAAATAGAACGATGCCGAACCCGCGAAAACCGACTCCGCTCAAGGTCGTCGCCGGGACCGCGCGCGCCGATCGTGAGCCGGCGAGCTTTGTCGATCTGCCGCTGGTCGACGAGATCCCGCTGCCGCCGGACTGGCTGCCGAACGCGCACGCCACGAAGGAATGGGAGCGTCTGGCGCCAATCCTGGTGGCAAACCACCTGCTGACCGAGGCCGGCACGGTCGCACTTGCGCACCTCTGCGCCATGCATGGAAAGGTCGTCCAGCTCTACGCCGCAGGCGAGGCGCCCAATGCATCGATGGTGGCGCAGCTGCGGGGGCTCGCCAATGACTTCGGGCTGACGCCGGTGTCGCAAGGCAAGGTCCGCCCGGCCGGTGATGAGCGCCGTCCCGGCAACAAGTTCGGCGCGCTCGGCAAGCCGGGCGAGGCGGGCGGGGCGGGCTGATTGGATTACGTCGACCGTGCCATCGCGTACGCTCACGAAGCTATCGCGGATGAGGGCGGCGCTCGGTTCGGCCTGCTGATCCGGCAGGCGGCCGCGCGGTTCTTGCGCGACCTTGATCGCGCGGAAGCCGACGATCCCCCGTTTGTTTTCTCGCGCGAGCATGCGAACCACGCCTGCGCCTGGATCGAACTTCTGCCGCACGTCGAAGGCGAGTGGGAAACGCCGACGATCACGCTGCACGTGTCGCATGTCTGGTTCGTTGTCCAGCTGTTCGGGTTCCGGCGTCTCGACGGCCGGCGCCGGTTCACCTCGGCGCTGTTCGCGGTGGCGCGCAAGAACGCCAAGTCGACGTTGGCCGCGGCGATCCTGCTTTATTGCGAATGCTGCGAGGATGAGCAGGGCGCGCAGGTCATCAGCGCGGCGACCACCGGCAGCCAAGCGCGGATCATCTTCAACGTCGCTCGGCGAATGGTCGACATGACGCCGGACCTGCGGGACGCCTACGGGCTGCAGGTTTGGGCCAACGCGATCAGCCGAACCGAGATCGGCGGAACGTTCAAGCCGATCAACGCGAAGGCCAGTACGCAGGACGGTTTGAACCCGTCGCATGTTGGGCTGGATGAGATCCACGCGCACAAGACGCCGGACCTGCTGAACGTCCTGCAGTCGGCAGCCGGCGCGCGCCGCAGTCCGCTGTTTCTGTTCACGACGACGGAGGGCTACATCAACCCGTCCGGGCCGTGGGCCGACCTGCGGAAGATGGCGCAAAACCTGTGCGCCGGAGTGTTCGGGGACACGCTCGATCACTTCCTGGCTGTGTTCTACGGGGTCGACAAGGACGATGACGATTTCGATGAGCGGGTCGTCATCAAGGCGAATCCGCTGATCGACGTGAATCCGCACCTTGCCGAAGCTATCCGAAAGGAGGCGGCTGAGGCGAAGCGGATGCCGTCGAAGCTGGCCGAGTACCGCATCAAGCGACTTAACCGGCAGGCGTCGGCCGCTGATGGCTGGATCAACTTGGCGAAGTGGCAGGAATGCGGCGGCGCCGTCGACCTTGCGACGCTCGAAGGCGTGCCGTGCTGGGGCGGGCTGGACCTCGCCAGCACCGGCGACCTCACGTCGCTGCGGCTGGTGTGGCGTGTCGACGGCAAGGTGCTTACCTGGGGGCGCCGCTGGGTGCCGGCCGAAGCGGTCGCGCGCCGCACCGAGCGCGGCAGCGTGCCCTATGCAAGCTGGGTCGCGCAGGGACTGATGGAGGAGACCGAGGGCGAAGTCACCGACTACGCGGTGATTGAACAGGCCATCCGCGAGGTGCGCGAACGATTCAACGTTCAGGGCATCGCTTTCGACCGCTGGAACGCCACGGAAATGGTCAGCCGCCTCGTCGCCGACGACCTGCCGATGATCGAGTTTGTCCAAGGCACGCGCAGCTATCACCCGCCGATGCAGGAGCTTGAAAGGCTCTACATCGGCGGCCGGTTCGCGCACGGCGGCGATCCGGTGCTGACGTGGTGCGCGTCGAACCTCGTCGCGCGCCGCGATGTGAATCTGAGCATGGCGCCGGACAAACGCAGGTCTGCGGACAAGATCGACGACATGAGCGCGCTGCTGATGGCCCTGGGCCTGATGCTGGCGCAAGAAGTGCCCGACAACACGGCGGCCGAGCCGCTGATTCTGAGGTTCTGATCCGATGCAGTGGGTAAACGCTATCGTCAGCTGGCTGGGCGGGCTTCGCCGTATCGCCGGCCTACAGTCTGGCGAGCCCGGCGCGCGGTCCACGCGCAGCGCAAAGCCGGTCACGTTCGACACGGCAATGCAGGTTTCCGCGTTTTGGGCGTGCGTTCGGCTGACCGCGGACACGATCGGTAGCTTGCCGGTCAAGTTCTACCGCATCGAGGGCGGGCGCCGCATCGAGGACCGAGCGCATCCGCTGTTCGGCGTCCTCGCCATGAAGCCGAACCGCTACCAGACACGCGTCGATTTTCTGACCACGATGGGCTTGTGCCTAGCGACGTGGGGAAACTTCTACGCTCAGGTCTTGCGCAATGGCGCCGGCGAAATCGTCAGCCTGCTGCCGCTGATGCCATCGCAGGTCACCGTGCGGCTGCTGAGCGACGGCGCGATCGCCTACGAGTACGCGGACAGTCGCGGAATGCAGGTATTCGCCGAGTCAAGTGTCTGGCATATCAAGCTGATGGGCAACGGCATCACCGGCCTTTCTCCACTGTCGCACGCCATGAATGCCATTGGCATCGCGCAGGCCACCGAGGACATGGTTAGCGACGTGATGCGCAACGGGATGAAGCCGAGCGGCGTGCTGATGCTGGACGATTCTCTGACGGACAAGCAGCGCGACGCGTATCGCAGTTCTTTTCGCGAGTTGGCGGAAGGCGATGGCGGCGGCCTGATCGTTCTTGAAAAGGCAACCGATTACAAGCAGCTTTCAATGTCCCCGCAGGATGCCGAGCTACTGACCTCGCGCAGGTTCCAGGTCGAGGACATCGCACGTTTTATGGGCACCCCGTCGGTGCTCATCAACGACACCAGCGGAACGACTGCATGGGGGTCGGGGATTCAGCAGATCATAGAAGGCTGGTTCAAACTCGGCCTGCGCCCGTATTTGGAAAACATCGAGCTGTCGGCGGTCGTGCATCTGCTCCCGCCAGCTGATCGCGCGAAGTGGGAGATTGAATTGGATGTCGACACACTGCTGCGCATGGATCAGGGCGCACGCTTCGATGCATACCAAAAAGCCATCAATGCCGGCGTGATGACTCCGAACGAAGCGCGCGCGCAGGAGGGTTGGGACCCTGCCGCCGGCGGCGATCAGCTTCTCGTGAATGGAACGATGGTTCCAATCGACAAAGCCGGCCAGCAATCGCAGCCGGCGCCACAAGAGGGGTTGCAATGATGGAAACCAAACACTACGCGCTTGCCGAAGTTGAACTGAAGTTCGACGGTTCGGACGGCTACCAGTTCACCGGCTACGCTTCCAAGTTCAACGGCGTGGACAGCTACGGCGACACGATCCTGCCTGGCGCGTACCGCAAGACCATCAAGAAGCGGGAACGCCCGATCAGGATGCGATGGAATCACTACGGCAACGTTATTGGGAAGTGGCTTGAAATCAGGGAGGACGACATCGGGCTGAAGGTTCACGGCGAGCTGACCCGCGGCCACAGTGTCGCCGAGGATGCGCGCGCATCGATGGCGCACGGCGCGGTCGACGGACTCAGTATTGGGTTTCGCCCTGTACAAATTCGCGACCTCGGCGACGGCCGCCGCGAACTGAAAGAAATCGAGCTGATCGAGATCAGCATTGTGGAGGAGCCCGCCGACCTCGGCGCGCGAATCTCCGACATCAAGTCCGCCATCGAGGCGGCCAACACCATCCGAGAAATCGAGACCGTCCTGCGGGATGCGGCCGGTCTGAGTCGGGCTGTCGCGGGGGCGCTGGTCTCCAAGATCAAGGCCCTGGGCTGCGGGGATCGCGGCGCCGAACTGACCGCCGAAGAAATCCGGCGGGTCTTCCAGCAAAAGATCGCGGGCTGATCGCCCGCCAACCGCAACCACGAGGAACACAATCATGGCGAACGAAATCACCACGGCCATCACCGAAGGCATCGACGCGCTCCGCACCGAGATCAAGGGCGAATTGCGCGATGTCGAAAAGAAGGCCGCCGAGCTGCTGATGAAGGCCGAGACCGCCGTCAAGGCGAACGGCGACATCGCGCCCGAACTCAAATCCGCGCTCGAAAAGCAGGCCGAGACCATCGAGGCACTGAACGCGCGCATGCGCGAGATCGAGCAGAAAGGCGTCTCGGTGGCGTCGGCGGTCGAGACCCGCACCATCGGCGAACAGTTCGCGTTCAGCGATCAGTTCAAGTCCATGCGCACCGACGAGCCGACCCGCTGTCGCATCGAGGTCAAGAACACGATCCTGTCCAACGGCAACACGGTGCTGGCGCAGCAGATCCCGGGCGTCACCGGCGGCGCATTCAAGCCGCTCACGATCTACGGGTCGCTGCCGCATGCGCCGGCGTCCGGGAATTCCGTCGAGGGCATCCGCGAGGCCAGCTTCACCAACAGCGCGGCCGAAGTGGCCGAAGGCGCGCTCAAGCCCGAGTCCGATCTGACGTTCGAACCGCACGACTACCACGTGCGCACGATCCCGCACTGGCTCAAGGTCTCCAAGAACCTGCTGGCCGATGCGCCTGCGGTTGCGGCCTACATCGATAACCGCCTGACCTATGGCGTGATGGAGCGCGTCGATCGCCAGTTGATGGTCGGCAATGGCACCAGCCCGAACCTGTCGGGCATCCTGGACTCGGGCAATTACACCGTCTACACCCCGACCAGCGACGACAACCTGATCGACGCCATCAACCGCGCCAAGTGGCAGCTTTGGGCGGCCGGCTGGGTGCCGGATAACGCCTACGTCAACCCGCAGGACTGGGGTGACATGGAGCTCCAGAAGGGCAGCGATGGCCACTATCTGAACGGCCTTCCGGGGATGATGCTGAACACCAACCCGTTCAACGTCCGGATCATCCCGTCGCCCTTCGTGCCGCGAGGCCAGTTCGCGATCGGGGCGTTCGCGCGCGCCGTGACCGTGTGGGATCGCCAGTCGGTCACGGTCGAGGTCGGTTATGCCGACGACGACTTCATCAAGAACCTGGTCACGCTGCGCGCAGAAATGCGCATGGCGTTCGAAATCAGCACGCCGTCCGCGATCCTCGGCGGCGCGTTCACGGCCTGATGAGCAACCGCGGGGCGCCTTCGGGCGCCCCGCTTTCGGAGGTGTCGAATGTGGGTCACTCCCATCAAGTCGTTTCCGCACGATCGCCGCGGGCAGATGCTCGCCGGGCGCGGCTATGACCTGCCCGACGCGGAGGCGGCGCGGCTGATCAGGCTCGGCCTCGTCCGCGCCGCGTCGCCGGACGAGTACGAGACCAAGGTCGTGACGCGGGCGCCGGTCGCGCCCGCGGTCCCTTCGTTGGCCGCTGGCGAGGCGCAACCGCCGTCTGCATCGCCAGCGGCCCAAGCCTCACCGCAGACGACTGCGACGCCGTCCGCCGGTGGCGCGAAGCCGCGCAAGAAGGACGCCGCGTGATCGCGGCCAACACCTCGTTCCGGCTCGCGCTGTGGGCGGACTCTATCTTCGCGATGGACGGCGCGTGGTGGAAGATTCACGCGGCCGAGGTGCGGCGCGACTTCCGCGGCGAGTGCCTGGGCTACGGCAGCGACTGTGTCCCGCACGGCGCGCGATCGGTGCGATCGGTCCGCAGGGATTGGTCGGCATTCGGCAACAGCGGCGCGGGTGCGATCGCGGTGGCGGCGCTGTCCGGCGCGGCGCGGGTGCTGCTGCTAGGCTATGACTGCCGCCACGCCGCGGACGGCCGCCGGCACTGGCACGGCGACCACCCTCCGGGCACGGCCGGCAACGCTGCGCCGCAGACGGTCGCGAAGTGGCCGGCGCAGTTCCGAAAGCTGCAGGATGCGTTCCCGCAGCTGGAAATCATCAATTGCACGCGCGAGACGGCGCTCGACGCCTTTCCGCGCGCCAAGCTGGAGGACTGCATCGCATGAGCGTGATCCCGCTCTCGACGATCAAGGCGCGGCTGCGCGTGATTCACGACGCCGACGATGAGACGCTGCAGACCGCGCTCGATGGCGCCGAGGATGAGGCGCTGCGGTTCATGAATCGCGAGCGGCTGCCGACGCTGCCTCTCGAATATCCGCCGGTCTACGATTCGAGCAGCAGCGAGGTGAGCGAGGAAACGCCGAGCAGCGAGGACCCCGTTGCGCCGGCCGTGGTCGAGGGCGTGATCCTGCTGGTCAAAGCGAATTACGAAGCCATGACGCCCGCCGACATGAGCGGATATCGGCGCGCGGCCGAGATCAAGCTCATGCCGTACCGCGCGCGACTGGGGGTCTGACGTGGCCGACCTGTCCGCACGCCTCCGGCACCGCGTCGAGTTCCAGGCGCAGACCACGGTCCGCGACAGCGAAGGCCGGGCGGTGACGACCTGGGAGACGGCCGCGCTGGACTCCGGGACGCCGCTCGATTTGGTGCCGGCCGAAGTGCTGACCGGGCCGGGGCGCGAGTTCGTGGAGTCCGGCCAGAAACAGGCGACGACCGCGGCGCGCATCGTGGTCCGATGGTTCCCGGCGCTTTCGCCGTCGTGGCGGATCTTGTGGGACGGGCGGACCTACGGCATCGAGACCGCCGAAACCGACATCACCGGCCGCCGCGAGTGGCGAATCCGCTGCACCGAAGGGGCGAACGATGGCCAGTGACCGCAAGCCGCTGCCGCCGGCCAGCGTCCGCGGCCGGGTTCGCGGCTGGATCGATCGCCATGCCGGCCGCCTGGGCGACAGCGTGCTCGAAATCGGCAGCCGTCAGCACGTGCCGGGGGCGTGGTGGCTGAGCAATCGCGACCTTGCCCGCGGCGACTGGCTTGGCATCGACATGCAGCCCGGCCCGGGTGTCGACGAGGTCGCCGACATCCACGCGCTGCCGGCCGAATGGTCCGGCCGGTTCTCTGGCGTCCTGTGCTCCGAAGTCCTGGAGCACGTCCGCCGGCCGTGGGTGGCGCTGCCCGAGTTGCGCCGCGTCCTGCGTCCCGGCGGCACGCTGATCGTCACGACGTTGACCGCGTTCCCGATCCATGGGTTCCCAGACGACTACTATCGCTACACCGAATCCGGCCTGCGCGCGCTGCTGGAGGACGCCGGGTTCGTCGGCATTGAGACGGCCGCGGCCGGCGAGATCCTGGTCGAACTGAACGACCACGGCGAGCCCGGCCGCGTCCGACGCTTGATCCCGATGCACGTTTTCGCCGTTGCCGAGGCGCCCGCATGCTGACCTTGCTCACCGCCACCGGAGCCAGGCCCGAAGCATGGGCGCGCTGTGAACGCCTGATGGCGCGCCAGACCTACGCCGGCCCCGTGCGCTGGGTCATCGTCGACGACGGCCCTGAGCCGCAGCCTGTGACGTTCCAGCACGACGGCTGGGCGCTGGAGATCATCCGGCCGACGCCGCACTGGCAGCCGGGCCAGAACACCCAGGCGCGCAACCTGCGCGCGGGGGTGGCTCGGATCGGCGCCGGCGAACGGGTCGCCATCATCGAGGACGATGACCACTACGCGGCCGACTGGCTGGAAACGGTTGCCGCGGAGCTGGATCGCGCGGAGCTGGTGGGCGAGCCGCGTGCGCGCTACTACAACATTCCGCGGCGCGTCGGCCGTCAGCTGAGCAACAGCGCGCACGCGAGCCTGTGCAGCACGGCGATGCGCGGCCGCGCCCTGGCGCTGTTCCGGGCCGTCTGCAACACCAATCACAAGTTCATCGACCTGGAGCTGTGGCGCAAGGCGCCGAGCCGGCACCTGTTCGGCGGCCATCGGGTCGTCGGGCTGAAGGGCCTACCCGGCCGCGGCGGAATCGGCATGGGGCACGCCGACGGATTCAGCGGCACCGCAGACCCGGCCGGCGCGCTGCTGCGCGAATGGGTCGGCGCCGACGCAGAGGAGTTACTATGCAGTTCGAGCTGAAAACCGACACGCGCGCGCTGCTCGCGGTCCTGAACAAGCTACCCGCAGAGGTCGTGAGCAAGCGCGGCGGCCCCGTGAAGCTTGCGCTTGCGAAGGGTGCCCGCGTTCTGCGCGCCCGTGCGAAGCAGAATCTGCGCGCCGCGATCGCGCAGAACGGCGAGCGGTCGACCGGGTCTCTCGAAAAGCGGATCGTCGCGACGCGCGGCAAGGCTCCGTTCGGCGGTCGCGGCGAGAGATACCTTGTCCGGGTCAAGAAACGCGACTACATCAACGCGCTCGGCGTCCGCACGAATCCGCTGATGACCGCGAACCTGCTCGAATACGGCAGCGTGCACCAGCCCGCGACGCCGTGGCTGCGGCCGGCTCTTGCCGAGGTCGGCGAGCAAGTGATCGACGTGGCCGCCGTCGAACTCATCAAGCAGACCGACAAGGTCGTGGCAAAGCTGGCGGCGGGTGCGCGCTGATGTTCCCGCCGGTCTACCAAACCCTGCGGACATCAGAGGTCGAGGCGATCGTCGACGACCGCGTCGGCCGGCACGGCGAGGTCGCGCAGACGGAGGCGCGGCCCTATGTCGTGTGGCAGGTCGTCGCCGGCGTCGCGCATGACAACCTGAGCGACGCGCCAGGATCGGACTTCACGACGACGCAGATCGATTGCTATGCCGCCGACCAATCGACTGTCGAGACCTTGGCCGCCGCAGTCCGCGCCGCGCTCGATTCCGAGCTGATCGTCAACCGCATCATACTGACCAATCGCGACCCCGAAACCCGCCTGTACCGCGTCGGGCTCGAAGCCGATTTCATCACCCGGCGATGATCGCCGCCCAATCACCAGCCCGCAACACCCCACCCCGTAGAGGACCGCAAGCATGACCACTGGCATCGTCAAGACCCAGGGCACCGAGCTGTTCACCGTCGACGCGCTGTCGTCCAGCGTTGCCGCGGTGCTCAAGATCGCCTGCCCCACGGGCATCACCGGCTTGGGCGGCGCTGCCGACCAAATCGAAACCACCTGCCTGGACGCCACCGTCGACCGCGAGTACGCCCGCGGCCTGGGCAACCCGGGCCAGGTGTCCGTCCCGTTCAACTTCATCCCCACCAACTCGTCGCACCAGTTCCTGAACGATCTGAAGGACGCCGGCGACGTGGTGGAGTGGATGATCTGCCTGAGCGACGGCACCGCGGATCCGGTGCTGAACAGCGCCGATGAGCTGGTGGCGCCGGCCGGCCGCACGTCCGCGAAGTTCAACGCCTACATTGCCGATCTGAATTTCGACATCGCCACCAACGAAATCGTGCGCGGCACGATGACGCTGCAGCGCTCTGGCACCGTCACTTGGGCGTACAACGCCCCGGCCCCGTAACCAACCCGCGGGCCGACTGACCCCGGCCCGCCTCCCACGAGGGAAGTATGACCAAGCTCAATTCCGCGCTGTTCATCAGCGCAACCCCGATCCCGCAGCAGGTCACGATGCCGGACGGCAGTGTCGAAACCCTGCATTTCCGCCAACTCTCCGCACAGGACCTCGCGAAATTCCAGGAGGAGCGCGAGAGTCCCGACGCAGATGTACGGACACAGGCGCAACAGCGGCTCATCGCGCGCTGCCTGTGCGACGAGTCCGGCGGCGCCGCGCTCACTTTCGAGCAAGCTCGAAACCTCACCGCGGCCGGCGTCGCCGCACTTCTGCCCGCGGTGCTGGAGGTCAACCGCGCGCCGGGAAAAGCGAATACGCCCGCCGCGGAGAGCACTGGTTCCGCTGCGTCCTAGGTCTTGCTCTCGGAAAATCGCTTGCCGAGATCGATCGCCTGAGCGCAGCCGAGCTCGACGCATGGCGATCGTTCTATGTGCTGTATCCGTTCGACGACCTTCACCGCCACCACCGGCCCGCGGCCCTGATCGCGAGCCGTTCCGCCAGCGACCAGGTGCGCGCATTCGAGGCATACGTCGAAGCTCTCGCGCCGAAACCCGTCCCGCCTGAATTTGCCCACCTCTCCGAAGCGGACCGCCGCACCTTGGCCGCATTCGGACATCCCGACTTTCGATGAGACTCTGAACCATGGCAACCGCTGGTAGCATCGTCATTGATCTGCTGATGCGGACGGGCGCGTTTGAGACGGATGTCAAGCGCGCAGAGAAGAGGCTCGAAGAAATGAAGCGCCAGGCCGTGGAAACCGGCAAGGCGATCGGGACAGCCATTGCTGCGGGCGCTGGCGTTGCCGTGACTGCGCTTGCCGTCATGGCAAAGACCGGCATAGACACCGCCGACAGGCTGGACGAGCTGAGCCAGCGGCTCGGCGTCAGCGCCGAAAAGCTGTCCGCGCTCGGATACGCGGCGACGCTCACCGGCGGCAATATCGACACCGTGGCGGGCGCGCTGCCGCGCCTGTCGAAGCAGATCGCCGCCGCTGGCGACGCGAGCAGCAACTCGGCCGAACTGTTCCGCGCGCTCGGCATCGATGTTCGCGACGCTGCGGGCAACATGCGCGATGTCGAGGAGGTGTTGCCAGAGGTCGCGGACCGCTTCAGGGAACTCAAGGACGACACGCTGGAGCAAGCCCTCGCGATGGAGCTGTTCGGGAAGTCCGGCGCCGAAATGCTGGAGTTCCTGAACCTTGGCAGCGAAGGGTTGCGCGCAATGGAGGAACGCGCTGCGGCCCTCGGATTGATCGTTAGCGGCGAAACCGCGGCGGCCGCCGCAGAGTTCAATGACCGCCTCGGCGATCTCAAGCTGGCGTCCGAGGCCTTCGCGCTGCAGGTGGCCGCCGACCTGCTGCCGGCGATTTCCGATCTCGTCGCACAGATCAATGAGTTCGTCGCCGATGGCGACAATGCGCGCGAAACATCCGACGCGATCACGGCGTCGCTTGGATTCCTTGCAGATGCCGGGACCATTGCCGCCGACATCTTCCGGACGATCGGGACCGCGATCGGCGGCGCCATCGCGCAGATGGATGGGCTGCGCGTTGCGGCGGCAGGTGTTCTGAGTCTGGATTGGTCGAAGATCCGCGAGGGCCTGACGCTCAACGCCGAGGGCCGGCAAGCGACGATCAATGCCGCCGTGTTCGGGCGCGACAACGCCGGCCAGAGCCTCGTCCGCTTCGGACAGCAGCGCGCGCCGACAGTGGCCGCGCCTGGCATGGAGATCGATTTCACACGCCCTGCGCCGGTCGGCCCCGGCGAGCGTGCTGGCCTCTCCGCGAATCTCGGACGATTCTTTGCGGGCGGAGAAAAGAAGGCGAGCGCCGCCAAGCCCGGAAAGTCTGACGCCGAAAAAGAGGCCGAGGCACTGGCGCGCAGCTTCGAGCAACTGATCGCGCGCCAGAAAGAGCGGAATGCGCTGCTGCAGGAAGAATTGCGCACCGGCGAAGAAGTCACCGAGCTTTTTCGCGTCAGCTATGAATTGCAGAACTCCGAATTGTCGAAGCTGAGCGAGTCGCAGAAAGAGCAGGTCCGCGCAAACGCTGCGCTAACCGACGAACTCGAAAGACAGGCGGCCTTGCGCGAAGAGGAGCGAAAGGCTACGGAGCAATTCGACGAGGTAATCGAATCGATACAGGAAGAGATCGACGCGCTCACGATGAGCAATGAGCAATGGGACTTGCGCAATCGGCTGCAGGCCGCCGGCGTCACGCTTGACAGCGAGCGCGGGCAGCAGATCAAAGCGATGACAGAGGAGCTTCATGCGCAGGCGCGCGCAGTCTCGGATCAGGTCGAGATCATGGACGAATTCCGGCAGGGCGCAAGCAATGCGCTGTCGGACTTCGTGAGCGGGACAAAGTCCGCAAGGGACGCGCTGAAAGACTTTTTTGACGATCTGCATATGCGCATCATCCAGATGATTTCGGAACGATGGATGGAAGAGCTTTTCGGCGCCATGGGCACGACCGGCGGCGAAACATCCGGCGGCGGCTTGCTCGGATCGCTGTTCGGCGGACTGTTCGGCGGTGGCGGCGGCGGAAAGGTGAAGTCCGGCGGCAACACAAAAGGCGGTGGCGGTGGCGGCTTCGACTTCTTCGGAATGCTCGGGTCGTTCTTCGGTGGCGGGTTCGCCCAGGGCGGCCAGATCCTCCCTGATCGCGCCTATCTCGTCGGCGAGCAAGGCCCTGAAATGTTCGTCCCTCGGACGGCCGGAACCGTCATCCCGAACCCGGAAACATCGGCGCGCAGGTTCGGCGACGCGAGTCGAACGATCAGCAACATCAATCATTTCAACTTTGCCGCACCGACCGATCCGCGAACGCAGAAACAGGTCGCCGCGCGCGTCGCGTTCGAGACTGAGCGGCAAGTGAGAAGGAGCCGATAACGTGGCGTTTCTCGATGTAGAGCTAGACATCTGTCCCGCGTATGGGTGGCAGGGCGGGCCAGAGTTCAATACGCGCGTCGTCGGCCTGCGCAATTCGCACGAACGCCGCAACGCAAATGCAGGCATTGGGCGGCATCGCTACCTGCTGCCGTTTTTGAATATCGCGCAGGCTGCATATCTGCAGGAAATCCACGCGCTGTTCAATGCCGCCCGCGGCCGGCTGCACAGTTTCAAAGTGAAAGACCACCACGACTATGCGGCGAGCGGCGAGCCGCTGGGTGACGCGCCTGCCGGCACCGCGGCCGTGCAGTTGATCAAGACCTACGCCGCCGGCGCGGAATCTTACGTGCGCACGATCACCAAGCCGATCGGCGGCGCTATCGTCTACGAAAACGGAAGTCCGAAGTCCGGCGCCCTGAGCACGACCACTGGCCTATTCACGCCGACTGATCCGTGGGCGTCCGAGGCAGCCCTGACGTGGAGCGGGGAATTTCGCGTTCCCGTGCGATTCAACAACGATGCGCTGATGAGCAGTATCGACAACGTGCGCGGCGACGGGTACGCCATCAATTTGAGCCTTGAGCTGATCGAGGTTTTCGGCGAATGAGTAAGACGATTCCGATCGCGCTACTCGAACACAAGGCGCAGGCCGCGACGACGCTTTGCGATATCATCCGTATCGGCCCGGTTGTCGGCGGCGCCGTGTACGGATTCGCATCTCTTGATCGCGATGTAGTCTATGACGACGGCGACGGCGAAGTGACCTACCGCGCACACACCGGGATGAATGCGTCCGCGCAGATGGCCGCCGCAGATATCATGGTCGACGGCGCGGAGGTCGAGACGCTGGTCGCGACGTACACCGTCCCCGGCGTGACGCAGGACGCAGTCGATCGCGGCATCTTCGACAAAGCGCCTTTCGTGATCTATCGCGTCAATTACGAAGATCTGACGCAGGGGCATGAAGTTATCGCATCCGGCACCATCGGTGAGCAGACAATCAAGATCGGCGGCGTTGCGATCCTGGAGCCGCGCGGGCTCTCTCAGCAGATGATGCAGTCGGTTGTTGAGCTGGACAGCTTGACCTGTCGCATCAAGAAATTCGGCAGTCAGCCCGGCGACGAGCGTTTCCCGTGCGGTTACGACCTCGCAGCGGAATGGGTCAGCTTCACGGTGTCGGAGGTGGGCCTTGAGCCGACGCGGCAATTCCGCGCGCTGGAGCTTGTCGAGGCTGACGACTATTTCGCGCCCGGCATTGTGGAGTGGGAGACGGGCGACAACGCGGGGCAGGTCATCGAGATCGAGCAATACAACGCGCAGGCCGACGTTTACGTGTCAGTCCTGAATTTCGAGCAATCAGATATCGACGACGAGGGCGGGCACGCGTGGGCCGCATTCGGTGGCGCTGCGCTGGTCACGTCATGGGCGGCGTTCGGCCTGCAGTCCTTGCGGCTGGATGGCGCAGGCGACTACATCAGCGCGCCGGATTCGGACGACTGGCATTTCGGCGCCGGTGAGTTCACCGCCGAGCTTCGGGTCAGATTCTCGGGCGCGCCGGCGAATGCGTTTCTGATCGGGCAGTGGGGCGCGACAGCCGCGGAACAGGCATGGGTCCTGTACCTCAATGGCAATGTCCTGACTTTCCTCTTTCGCGAGGCATCCGGCGGCGGGACGCGCACGGCGACCGCCGCATGGGCTCCTGCTGCGTTGACCGCCTACCACGTCGCCGTCAGCCGTGATGCTGCGGGCGTCGTTCGGATCTTCGTCGACGGCGCCATCATCGCGTCCGCATCTCTCCCGCAGCCCATGAACAACGGCACGGCCACGCTGAACATCGGTGCCAATGCCGCGATCGGCGGCGGCTACGATCTCAATGGCTGGGTCGACGCGGTCGCGATCTGCAGGGGCGACGCGCTCTACACCGCCGCATTCGCTCCACCGACGACGGCGCCGACGAACCTCACGGGCGGGCTGGTGACGCTGCAGTTTACGCTGCCGGATGCCATCGCGGCCGGCGACACCGGACGCCTTCGCCGCGACTGCTCGCGCGCCTGGTCCGGCCACAACAGCTGCGAGACCTACTTCGGCGCCGGCAAGGGGCTGCGCTTCCGCGGCGAGCCGTACATTCCCGTCGGCGAGCCGGCGATGATCCCCGGGGCCTCGGCGTGACCGGTCGCCTGATCGCCCCCCTGAGCCCGGCCGAACGCGGCGCCTTCGTAGACGCCGCCAGGGCGCGCGTGGGCGCATCCTTCCGCCACCGCGGCCGCGGGTCGGCGCTGGACTGCATCGGCCTCCTGGTGGCCGCTCTGCGCGCCGTGGGGCGCGATCCGGAGGACCGGCGCAGTTACGGCCGCGCGCCCGACCGCGATCGGCTGCAGGAGGCCGTGCGGGCGCACTTCGGGCCGCCGGTCGCCGCCGGCCGAGACGCGGCCACGGCGGCCGAGCCCGGCGACGTTGTGCTGATGCGCTGGTCTGACCGGCCGCAGCACGTCGCGATCATCGCCACTCGCGCCAGCGGCGGGCTGTCCGTGATCCACGCCGACAGCGGTTTCGGTGCCGTGGTCGAGCACGGCCTTGTCGCCCCGTGGTCAGCCCGAATCCTGGAGGTCTACCGCCCGTGAGCACCGGCCAGCTTTTCGGCGTCGCAGGCGCCGCGATCGGATTCTTTATCGGCGGCCCGTCCGGCGCGCGCATGGGCTACATGATCGGCTCCGCGGTCGGGACGATCGTCGGCCCCCAGGTCATCGAGGGGCCGTCCCTCGGCGACGGCGTGACGCAGACCGCGCAGGCCGGCGTGCCGCGCCCCATCGTCTACGGCACGTGCGCCGTGCGCGGCAATATCATCGACTTGGGGCCGCTCATCAAGCGCAAGCGGCGCGAGCAACAGGGCAAGGGCGGCCCTGTCGTCGAGAGCGAGCGATGGCTGAGGACCTACGCCATTCGCATCTGCGAAGGCCCGATTGCCGGCGTGCGGCGCGTTTGGCGCGACGGGAAGCTAGTCTATGACATTAGCGACGAGGCGCAGCGCCCCGAGTTCGACCTCGACAGCTGGGCCGGCGTGATCGCGCAAAAGGTGTGGCTGTCGATGCAATGGGAGCGCAAGGCGCGCTTCTACCTGGGAACCGAAGATCAGCCGATCGATCCCGCGCTTGAGGCGATTCATGGTGTAGGTCAGACCCCCGCGTATCGCGGCACCCCATACATGGTCGTCGAGCTTGACGACATCACTGAGCGAGGCGGGTCGATCCCGGATTACCTGTTCGAAGTCGTCAGTTCCGGCACCGTCACCGAAACGACCAACAACCTGCTTTCTGGTGAGGCGTCCGAACTTGGGTTTGATGGATTTTTCGACGGCTTCACCGAGCGCGTCCAGTATCAGGCGATGCCGGACAATGGCGCGCCGATCGTCCGCCTGCAGGATTTCATCATCGAGCGCATCGCGCGAATTCGAGTCGTCCCGCTATACGGTAGCGTCGTCAACCTGCAGCGCGCCGCAACCGATGCGGACAGGGACGTTCTTACGCAGGGCGTCGTTTTCGATTCCGGATGGTTTGCCGCAACCGAGGCGCTGGCGGACGAGTTCCGCAGCTTCTACACGTCGCCGCCCGCGATTCAGGTGGGAGCCCCGGCGGATACCGTCATCCGCCTTCCGCGCGTTTTTACCGGCCTGTTTGTGTGGGTCGACGCGTGGCAAAAGGTTTTCGATGTAACGCAATTTGATGCGCAATACTGCGACTACTCCGGACCTATCACGTTCGAGCATGCGCCCGACGTTGGCGGCGCATTGCTTGGGAGCGATGGCGATTTGTATTGGCCACCATGGGTCACGCCGTCGCCGTCTCGGATCATTGAGGCCAACATGATCGCCGCATCCGACATCGTGTCGGACATCTGCGAGCGCGTCGGCATCACCGCGGGTAGTCTCGACGTTTCGCAGATCGCGACGATCATGGTGCGAGGATATCCGCTCGCGCGACAGATGAGCGCAGCCGACGCTGTGCGCGGCCTCATGCTGCCGTATATGTTCGACCTCCCCGAGTGGGACAAAAAACTACGCGCTATCCCGCGCGGCGGCGCGGTTGTCGCAACCATCACGGACGATGATCTTGTCGATTCCGACGAAGAGGGAGTGGTTAGAAAGCAGTCGCTTGAATTCCCGCGAAAGCTGACCCTAACCGCGCCCGACCCGACCGCGAATCACTCACCGATGTCGCAGTCTGCGACTCGGAGAAGCGAGCTTGTCAAGGCCGAATCCGAGGCCAGCATCGGAATGGCGCTTTCGTTTACCCCGGACGAGCTCGCGCAGATCGCCGACATGCAGCTCAAGATCATATGGGCAAGCGCCGAAGGCGAGGCAGTGTTCATGCTTCCGGAGGAATGGACATGGCTCACGCCGACAGACTGCGTCACCTACCGCAGCAAGCGTTACATGATCTATCAGACCGAATGTGCCGACGGCGTGCTGACGGCGCGCGCGCGATACGATCGCGTCAGCGCGTATCAGTCCTCGGCCGAAGGCGCATTCTCGCAGGGGCGCCCGTCGTTCCAAGGCATTCGCGGCGCGACGCGGCTTGAGGTCATGAATCTGCCGGCGATGCGCAGCGAAGATGATGATTGCGGCCTGTACGTCGCGGCCGGCGGCGTGCTTTCGACGTGGGACGGCTGCGAGATTCATGTGAGCGTCGACGGCTTCCAGACCTACGCCGTCGCGGCCACTGTCACCGATGGCGCCGTGATCGGCTGGACGACATCAGGCATCGGCGCAGGCGTTACCGGCTTCCCGGACGATCGATCGCTGACGGTTTCGCTGCCGGACTCGCCGGAGTCGCTGACGTATGAGGAAATGTTGCGCTATGGAAATCTCGCGATCATCGGCAACGAGGTTCTGCAGTATCAGGATGTCGTCGACAACAGTGACGGAACCTACACCCTGACCGGATTGGTTCGCGGCGGCTTCGACACCGGCGCACCGGCGCACCCTGCCAATACGCGGTTCGTGCTGTTCGACAGTCGCGTGTTGTTCGTGCCGGTGCCGCGAGCCTATATCGGCTCCACGCTGCAGGTGCGCGCCGTCACTTCGGGATCGCTCCCCGACGATTCGGTGCAAATTCCGTTCGAGTTCGCGGAGTGCGTTTCTCAAACCGAGTGGCCCGTGGTCATGGTCGACGCGACGCGCGACAGCAGCGACAACGTGACGGTGACCTGGGTCGGCCGCCCGCGGCTCGGGCCCGAGACTGCGCCGTATCACTCACGATGGTTCACGGGCTACCGCGTCGATTTCAGCAGCGGCGACAGCTTCGTGACGTTCGCGACATCCCTGACCAATTACGGCCCCAGTGGCGCGCCCGGCGTTCCGACTGGCGCCACCGTGACCGTAACCCCCACCAATGCAATCACGGGCGACGGCCCGACCAGCGAGGCGATCACCACATGAGCACAACGAACATCGGCCTGCAGGAGTTGCCGGCCAACGTGACGCAGGTTTCCGTGCCCGTCAATGATGCGCTCGGCGACATCGACGCCGCGCTGGCGGCGCTGGTCACGGTCGAGTTCACGACCGACGCCAACCGCACGTTGGTCCGTGACGAGTACCTGGCAAGCGTCCTGCGGCTCACCGACTCTCCCAGCACCCTGACCGCTGGCCGCGATGTCGTTTTCCCGGCCCGGTTCCCGAACATGCTGGTCATCAACAACACTGCGCAGACGCTCACGCTCAAGAAGTCCGGGCAGACCGGCATCACGATCGCCGCGGGCGCCTCCAAGTTCATCGCCGCCGGCGTGTCGGACGTGGTCGAGGTCTCGGCCGGGGGCGGCGGGAGCTTCACGGGCGGCGCGCTCACGTCCGCACTCGACGAGGCCAAGGCCGCGGACATCGCCAGCGCAGCGACCACCAACATCGGCGGCGCGGCCGGCAACTTCGTGCACGTCACCGGCACCACGACAATCACCGCGCTCGGCACCGCACAGGCCGGCGCTCGCCGCATCGTCCGGTTCGCCGGCGCGCTGACGCTGACCCACAACACCACCAGCCTGATCCTGCCCACCGGCGCGAACATCACCACCGCGGCCAACGACTGCGCTGTGTTCGTGTCCGAGGGCAGCGGCAACTGGCGCTGCGTCGCCTACCAGCGGGCCGCCGGCACGGCGCTCGCCAGCGCCGGCGGCGGCCTCACGGGCTTCACGTCCGCGTTGAACACGTCCAGCCCGAACAACACTATCAACGCCTCCAGCCTGATCCCGTCCGGCGGCACGACGAACCAAGATGGCGTCTACGGCAAGAAGGGTACGGGCGCCATCCTGGCGCAGATCCCGGACGGCACGGCGACCGGCGGCAACAAACGCGGCACGAATGCGGTCGACTGGCAGCAGCGGAGGGTCGCCGCGACCGAGGTCGCCTCCGGCGCCTCATCGTGCATCGGCGGCGGGGCGCAGAACACGGCCTCGCAGACCTGCGGCACCGTGGCCGGCGGCTTCAACTGCAACTGTGCTGGCGCCTATTCCGCCATCGGTGGCGGCGAGGGCAACAGCATCAACAGTTCCGCGCAGTACGCCACCACGGCGGGCGGCCGAAGCAACACCCACGGCGCCAACTCCTACGCCTGCGCCATCGGTGGCGGCCAGTCGAACTCGGCCAACGCCAGCGCCACCTACTGCGCCATCGCCGGCGGTGTCAGCAACACCGTGGGCGGCACCGGCAGCGGAATCACCAACGGCCAGAACAACAGCGCGACCGGATCGAACAGTCGCGCCGGCGGCGAGCGCGCCACCGATCGCGGCATCACCGGCGTGGATGTGTTCGCGAACGGGCAGTTCGCGGCGACTGGAGATGCCCAGGCGCGCGAGATCATCCTGCGCTCGGACACGACCGACGCGACCACCGAGGCCGTCACCACAACCAACGCCGCGGCCGGAACCACGAATCAGCTTGTCCTGCCGAACAGCTCCGCATTCAGCATCCGCGGGCATCTCGTCGTTCGCGAAAACGCGACCGGCGACTGCGCGGCCTACGACATCCGGGCGCTGGTGAGACGTGGCGCCAATGCCGCGGCCACCGCGGTTGTGGGTAGTACGGTCACGCAGGTCTACGCCGACGCCGGCGCGACAACCTGGGCGGCGGCCGTGGCGGCCGACACGACCAACGGCGCGGCCCGCATCAACGTCACCGGCGAGGCTGCACACAGTCTGAAGTGGGTGTGCAAGCTTGAGGCGGTGGAGGTTATCGGGTAGTCGCCTGACCCTAGTTTCGGGCGCGGCAGCTCACTGCGCGATGCCAGCGCGCGACCGATCTCCAGAGCGCGGCAACGTTTTTCGGGTACGGCTTACTGCGCTTCCACCATGTCGCGGACAGGATGCG